TGGCATTGGCTTCTCGATCTGAGCCAGAGCAAAGCCCTGCTGACCTGTCTGAGGGTCAATTACCTGCGAGTAAGACTGGGTGCGATCAATCTTGACCGTTCCAGCTTTGACCGCTCCAGAACCAAAAATACAAGCTTCCAAGATGCTTTCTTTAAGCTTCATCTCGGCATTGTTCTCTATAAGCTGATCTTCTATCTCTAGAGTCATAGCCTCAGCGGCTTTCTCCGAGATTTCTTTTTCAGCGTCGAGAAACTCTTCCTCCAACTCCATCATCCGCGCAGCAATCAAATCCTGATTCATTGCTGGGTCCATGCCGCCAGACGCAGCGATCACTTGCTGCATAGCCATCTCACGCATCTGCATCGCTTTGATTGGGCTGATCGTAGGGATTGGAGTGGGGTGTATGGCAAAGTACAAATCGCCGTACTGAAATAGTAGGTCAATGATCCGGCTGTACGCCGCCATGACTTTTGTTCTGGTAAGACCAACGAAGACTTTGGAGCGAGCACCACTCTCGTTCAGGCGAGCCAAAACATCCGGCTCATACTGACCCTGATACTGACGAAGGTCTTTCAACCACTCGTTCTCAGTTTCTTTGCGAGCGTCTTTGTATTCTTGGAAGACATCAGAAAGCCTAGCACCCAGACTGACCAGCTCTTGGTCTTGGTTGCCATCGTATTCTGCGTCGTCCTCAGGAACGTCTAACTCGTACTCAGCCATCAATAACCCGCCACAGAGTCAACCGACTCATATCGTCGTTGTATGATTCTTGCCCTTGGTCTGGGCATTGAAGCGAGTCCGTGCAGGGCTATAGCATAAGCCATAACACGGTCATCATAACACCCTTGCTGGGAATTAAAACTTCCTTTTTCATCAATGACATACGTCCGTAATTCGTTCACAAGCTCAATGTCCGCGATGCCCGATTCCTCCTGCCTGAGGAGTGCAGCCATGTTGTCCACGATCAGTGGTTTGGTCTTGCTGGTAGTGAGGAAGCCGCCCCGCTTTGTGAGCTTGTCGCCATAGGCTCCATCCACAGATGACTCGACAAACATGTTGGGGTAGTTGATCTCTTGAAGTCGCCGAAGCGTGGTCAGACCGTGGTTGTTCCGCTCAACGATCACATACGCATTGTTGTACCGCTGACCTAACTGCGAGATCAGGTTTCCCCACTCCCAAGGGTCCACATGACCGTGCCAGCAAGCGACCTGCCTGCCATAGGAATCCAATACCTGAGCAACGCTGTAGTCCCCGTATGACAGACCCTCAGCCACGTCCACGCCGATTACATAGGCATCCTCTGAAACCGGCGGGAACCACTCTTTGTATGGACCGCTAGAGTGGGCTTGCAGCGCACCATTGCGATAATCCCCACGAAAGTCCGGGGTGTAGCACTCCTCTTCCGCTGCACGAAGACACTTGTCCTCCACGAAACATCGACCAGAAGTCAGGAAGGACTCTAACGGCGTGGAAGGGTACTCCTGCCGAAACAAGTCGGTGCTACCTAGCTCGTCTAATTTTGCGCGGCGGAAACACAACTGCTCATCACTGAGACCATACTGCTGCGCCAGCTTGTACTCTTCCGGTGTCGCCTCGAAGTACGGACTAGGCTTACGGATGTACTCCGGCATCCAGAACCACGGGATAAAGCAGACTTGCCACTCGGTCTCTCCACGCAGACTTTTCATTGTCTGATCGTAGAACCAACCGCCAGCACCATTCGCTGTGGTCTCTAGTATCACCTCGCTATCCTTGCCACCGACTGTTTGAAGTAGACCAGCAACAATGTCATTACCCTGGGGATAGAAAGCTACCTCAGAGCCATGCACAAAGCGGTTTGTTTGCCCTCGTCCGGTCTGTGTAGATCGGGCTGTACCTACCCGGTAACGGCTGTTGATCTCGTCAAATACGAGCGTTGTGGCAGTCTGAGTGGATAACGGAGGCTTGAAAGCGGGATGAGGAATGTTGTCGTAGAAATAGCGCACCATGTTAAAGATCGAATTCGTTGATTCGGCTAGGTGGCTTAGAACGAAAGCGTTGGCGTTGCGATTCTGGGTGATCTTCCAGAAGTATCTACCCTCTACATAAGTCGAGATGCCAACCTGTCTGGCTTTGAGGACAAGGGCGCGGATATTGCCCTGCCTCTGCATCTGCTCTTCAAGACGGTTATGTAGCCACATCTGTCCTTGATTCAGGACAAACGGCTTAGCCACACCTTCCTTGGTGACAATCTTGAGTACATTTTTGGCGTATAGCGGGAAGTTGCCTTTAAGTTTTTTTGCGGCTTCTTCGATCTTGGTCATAATTTGCTATCGCTTGGCACCACCAAACAAACATGTCCAGTGGCATTATGTTCTTCATGATGTTGGCTCTGTTGCAGACCAACACCACATTATCTTTCTCATAGCCAAGATCTGAATCCACTCGGTCTATGCTCAGGTCGTAGTCACCTTTATTACTGGTGCGAGAAAGCGGGAATCCCGTTATCGCGCATCGATAATTCTGCCGCTCAAGGATCTCTAGGATGTAGTCCTTGTCTATCGCAAAACTGAATCCGTGCTTCTTTGCTCTTGCTTTGGCGATCCGTATGCGACTACTAACGTAGCTCTCATAGTTATCCCGCCACCTTTCCTTGTCTCGGAGGTGCTTGCACTGGTTGCAGATCAGGCGGTTTAATCGGGCTACTCCAGTGCCGCATATGCGGCATTTTCTACCTTCAGCACCCATTCGCCACCCTCTGTTACTTCCTCAAACAGATTCACCGCCTTTCGGCTGTTAGCCACCGCAATCGTGTCGCCCATCAAATCGGTGCCAAGCGCAATACAGCCTTGGAGCTGGTACGCAAAGTTAGCTGCGTGAATAAGAATATGAGTGCGCCCCGGTACATCTTCGAGCTGCCAAGTAGGTCCAAACTTCGGAGACTCTCGCCACCTCAATTTGTACTCACCCTCTGGAATACAAGAGATGTTTGGCTTGTTATCCAGCCATGGGCGCTCTACCGACCAGAACTCTATATCGGAGAACTTGATGATTCCTAGCGTCGCGTCAGGGTGATATGCCCAGCGTTGCAGAACGATCTCACCCACGCTTTGACTCCTTCTTTGCGAAGATACGGTCATAGTTTTCACTAAACTTTTTGCGATCCGTCGGGCGACGGAGATCACCTTTGCCGTACATCGTCTCACGGTGATCGCAACTCTTCTTCTTCACTTCTTGTAACTACCTGATTTCTTTAAACATTTTTTGGCTTTCTTACACTTAGCCTTGCTCTTGCAGGATGAACACGGTTTAAACATTGAGGCTCCTTACCACTTAGTTTTATGTGACCAGTACCGAGCAGAAAGAATGTCTGGCTTGGAATCCTGGGCATTGTGTCTGGCGTAGTAGCTCTTCTTGCGAGCTTTATCCTTGGCGGTCTTGGGATTCTTCCCAGCTCCCTTCACCCCTTGCTGCCCGAACCTGATTGTCTTGGTCTCTCCGCTGGCATTCCGGGCAACTACAACGTGCGATTTCGTAGGATGACTTGGGGTACGCTTTGGCTTGTTGTAGCCGCTCACCCCGGCGTTCTTTAGCTTCGAGTCCGACTTCTTCTCTGACATCGCTCATTTCGTCCGCTTATGGTTGTAGTCGATCCGCTTGCTGGAGGTCTTCTTCTTCTTGAACTTAGCCTTCTCTTTGGCGCTCATCTCAGAAGCAGTTTTTGGAGTTTTCGCGGAAACCCTCTTGCTGGGTCTACAGGCGGGATAGGCTCGCTTGTCGCCCTTCTTGCGACCACAAGACTTGCCGGTCTTGATATCGACCCACTCCTCTTTGAACCAGCGATCTAAGCTACTTCCCTTTTTTGCCACTGCTCTTCACCGTCTTGTATTTGCCACCACGCCGCTTGTATTCCTGTACCAGCCAGCCATTTGCATATGCACTGGGGTAGACCTTGAATTTCTTTTTCGCCGCAGCCTTCACACGGGCGTACAGCGCCTTGTCGGTGGGCACATTAGCCACTAGTGGTTATCAGCCTCTTTGACGAAAACGCCGTCCACCATGCGTCCCTTGCGGTCCTTGATGTCGTTGTAGGCTGTGCCCAAACACTGGTTTAGATTCAGGTTGTTGCGAGCCGCGATATTGATCAGGACAACCATGATGTCGCCGATATCATCCGCAACACTACGATCCTTGCAGATGCTCTCTGACAGCTCACCGCACTCTTGGATCAGCTTGGCAAACTGATCTTTGTCAGATGATCCTTCGATCAGGTTCCGGGCTTGGTGCCACTCCGTAACCAGCTCCTCGAGGTAATCCACCGTGTGGTCATATGGCATCGGGGTTGCTTCGTACTCGGTCCTACCGTTGTGCAGATCCCAGTTAAAGAAATCTTTTTCTACCGCTTCCGTTCTCATCGCTTACTCCTGAATTTAGTTCTTCGATCTACACACTTCTTACAGCGCCGTATGGTGCCTTGTAGCGTGAGAGACTCAGTCGGGAACTGACCTTTACAGTTCATGCAAGAATTCGTGTCTGAGGGCACTCCAGAGGGCAGATGGGTTATCTGACCGCCATTTGCTAAGAATTCTGCTAACGCCTTGTTCATCCGCCGAGTATAACCTATTGATTGCAAAATGAATCTATCGGGCTATTTATAGCAGACTTTTACACCAATACGTTAACTTTCTGACCTACCTGTGCAGTAACGATATCCACAGAGCCATTCTTAGCCTCGTAGAGCGTCGTCTCTTGTACCTGCACTACTACCCTCTCTACCTCGCCAGAAGCTCCTGTGCGGAGATTCTCGACCTTCTGGAAGGCTATCTGGGTCCACGTCACTGGACTGACGGTTAGATCACTCATCTTCTACTCTCAACAATCAGGGAAAGTCGTATTTTTTTTACCGACTTTTCCCATTTCCGGGTAAACAAAAAATGGGGTAGGGCAACAGGGATCGCCTGCTCCGAGCATCCGTTACAGGCGATCAGTATTTTTTTCTAGGGTCAGCTATCTGAGGCGTCTCAAAATCCTCCCTGAAACCCTCAAGCCCTGCCCTTAAATCAGTGCCAATAGGCAGCGTATACCGGTCCCAATCCTTCATCGTGGGCAGATCAGGGTCTTGGGCGTATATGTAGCCACCAATTACCTGATCGAACCGAGAAACCTCGTGCCATTGATCGAAATCCCTCGTCTCTAGCTTGTCTTTTGGAATATCGAACTTCCCCGTTCCCGGGTTTGGTATCTTCCCTGTTAGATAGTCGAAAGACCTTTGTGTCCATTCCATGTACTCCGGGTCTGCAAGAGCTGTATCCAGAAGTTTCTTATGACCCTCTGGGTCAACGTCCTTCCACAAATGAATAGACTCCGCCGCTATCATCTTGTCCCGCGCTCGACCGGTGTAAATGGAATCGTTAATAAGAATAGTCGGCTTGCCGGTAGGGCTGTCATCGCCTCGCAATGTCTCTGAATGACCCTCCCCCAAGGTTCCAACATCAACCCCAGACAAAAGTTTATTTCTTATATTTGGCATATAGGTACTCTCAGGTTGACCGCCCCCTATTGCGGGAACGGTAATATCTCCGCTGTCTCCGGGCGCTTGAAAAATAATTTGACGACAAACATCACGTCCTCTGTCATGTAGTAGCTGTCATCACCCATAACAATGCAGTCAAGGTATGGGGCTATCGCCTCGTCAAACGTCCCTACAGGCATATCCAGGAACTCTGAGGCTGTCTCTGAGCGCATTATGTATTTGTGCATTCGGGTACTCTCATAAGCTATGCCCCCCTTTTGGAGGGATGTGAAAATTAGGGCTGAGTTACTAATAGTCCTCACATGGAACCACATGCGCGAGCGGCGGGGGTCTCGAGACGCCATACCCCCCCCTCCCCTTACCTTCTATCCGGGGCTGGATCGGCGACCTCTACCCTGCCTAGGTAGCGGTCAGTTAGTGTAAGTCGCTGAAATTATTAGCCTTTTCTTCTTCCAATGGCTCGAACTGCGCCTCGTCCAAGTCCAAATCAGCCAAGAAAGCACCAGAGTAGGTGGTCACTTCCTGTTTTTCCGGGGCGAATGCGCCGTATATCTTGCCGAGAACCTCGAGCGCTCTGACTCTGGTCGCTTCGCCGTTGCCGTCATCGATAGCTTCGCTGGTCAAACGGTTAATCAGCCATTCAACCTTATCCTCTGTTTCGCTCATTATTTGCTCTCTTTTCTGGGTAATCGCCGCTTTGATGTCAGGCTTTGACAGGTTCTCGTTTGCCATCTGTCTGGCGGTGTGTTCCGAGTAACCGGCTCGTCGTGCTGCTTCCGCTCCATTGGCGCAAGCCAAGTACTCGACCACAAACCTTTCCTGCCGATCCGTTAGCTTTCGTTTGGTATCAGTCACTACTGTTCCCTACCTAATAAGAAGACGGGCGTGGGGGGTGGTTTGTTTTTCCCGCCTCAAAAAAAATGCGCTGAACTACTGACCGCAGCCGCAAACAAGATCCACGCTGCGCGTTCGATCACCAGACCCTTGCCGGTTGATGCCGCCAAAGCCTCGCCGTGATCGTTCACATCCTTCTCGATCAGATCCAGCCGCAGCTCGTGCCGGTTCAGCCGCTGCTCGAATGCGTCCTGCCTTTCATCGATTCGCGCCAGCATTTGGAGCGTTTCAACGACACGATCAAGCTTTTCTTCGATTCGATCCAACCTGCTGTTTTCGTTCACGTTTTAGCTCTCGCTTTGATCTAATTAGATGCTATTTGCAATTATTTTCTATTATCCGCTTGCAGATTGATACCAATTCGTGAGTATAATCCGCCTACGGCGGGTGAATAACACCCGACGGGGACGAGCGCGAACAACAAACAAGGATGTGAACATGACCTACCTAACCCAAGACCAAATCGATGTGATGGCGGATGTCGCCGTCACAAACTACGAATTCGGCTGCGATTGGAGCCGCGCTCTCGAGGTCGCCGTCGAGTACAGCATTGAGGAGTGGGGGATCTATCCTCGTAGCTCCGCTGCGCTTCTGGCGCTCAAGCTTGCCAAGCTCATTTGGCACGGCTACTCAATCGAAGCTGCGCGGGAGGTGAAGTAATGACCTACCAACTACCGACTCTCGAGCAGTACCTAGCGCCAGTCGCTGGCATTCAATCGGTCCACGCTGACCACCAGCGCACGGTGACCCGATACCTCGAGGCACACCGCCGAATCGACTTCGCCGTCGATCATGCAAGCCGCGCTGCGGACTTCGACCGCACTGCTGAAGAGAACAAATACCTGAGAGCCGAAGAGAAGTGGCACGACCGCGCTTGCGAACTCGAGGCTCAACTGCCGCAACGAGAGATCGCCAATGCGTGGAAGCGCCTCACCGCTGCACTGGGGGTGAAGTAATGAGGATTCTCTCCTTCGGCGGCGGCGTTGATTCCTCCGCGATCCTGATTCATCACCTGATGGTTGCCGACCTTGGCATCGACCAAGTGGTCTTCGCCGATACCGGAGCCGAGTCTCAGGCGACATATGACAACGTCGAGTTCTTTGCCGAGCTTTGCACCGACGCAGGCTTGCCCTTCGAGGTGATCTGGAAGGATGGCGAGACAATCACCGAGTGGGTTACCCGTCTTGGGATCGTTCCGGTCATGGCTGGCGGTTCTCACGTCTGCTCGAAAAAGTACAAAGGCGATGTGATCGCGAAGTGGGTGGCTGATTCTTTTCCCGCCGAAAAAATTACCTACCTGATCGGCATCGAAGCCAACGAGGGCAGGCGCACCGCCGCGTTCACGAAGCCCAAAGGCGACAACGCCGAGTACCAATACCCGCTACAAGATCTGGGAATGACTCGTCAGGACTGCCTCGACCTGCTCGCCGAGCATGGCGTCGAGGTCGCCAAGTCCTCGTGCGTCTTCTGCCCGTTCATGAGCCACGACGAGATCCGAGCGATCCGCAACGATCCCGAAGCTTGGGAAACCATCAAGTTGGTCGAGCGCCGGTTCTCTGAGGAATCGCCCCGCAAGCATCAGGCTTGGCTTGACGCCGGTCAGCCCCTCAACGCTGGCGGTCGATGCTTCAAAGGTCACTGGCGCAAAGACGCATGGGCTGAGGGCACCCGCCTCTTCATCCGCAAACACGAAGGCAAGCAGCTATCGGTTGCCGAGTGGGAGCGCCTGATCGACTCGGAGAACGCCGCCTGATCCAACTGATGAGGCTGGATGGTGACCAGCCGAAACGCCCAGTGGGCGTCTTGGATAACCAATTAGGAATTAACATGGAAGTAACAACGAACACCGCGCTGATCTGGGATGGCGTCTGGCATTTTTGGAACAGACAAACCAAAACCGAAGTCCCCGTCACCCTGCCCGAGCGATGGACGGTCTGCCCTGAGTGCGACGGCGAGGGGAAGATCGGCAACCCCGTGTTTAACGGCATGAGTCTGTCAGAGCTGGACGCTGACGACCGCGACGACTTCATGGATGGCTACACGTCCGGTCGATACGACGTGACCTGCGGTCACTGCAAAGGGCGAACCACCGTGAAGGGCTACGACCTTTCGGTACTTACTCCAGAGCAACGCGCCCAATACGAGCGCGACCTCGACCAGCACTGGTCTGACTTCGCCTTACAGCAGGCTGAACGCCGAGCTGAAGGGTACGAGTGCTAATCAAAACCAACACAAGGATAGTGATATGAAACAACGACGAGACATACAAGCCGAGATCACCGCCAAAGTGATCGCCCTTATCGAAGAGCACGGAGCCAATTGGACCAAGCCCTTTTCGGAGCTGTCCGGCGCACCGATCAATGCCGTAACGGGCAAGAAATACCGAGGCGTAAACGCGCTGTTCCTCGGACTGCTCGGGGTCCAATACGCCGCCGGATACAACCAGTGGCAGACCATAGGTGCCCAAGTGCGCGGTGGCGAGAAAGCGATTCGGATCACTGCACCAATCCCCATCAAAGACAAAGAGACTGGCGAAACCTCATTCATGAAATGGTCGTCTGCCAACG